TGCTGGACGGTTTTCCGGGTAGTCCGTACACTCCGTCTAGCCCGGAGGGTGGACGGAGGCGAAGCCATGGCTGACCAGGAACAAGTGCAACGGCGCATCGCGCGCGTGATCAATGTGCTGCGCGAGGCGAGAGGCATCTCGACGCAGGAGCTCTACGCGCGCGCGGGGCTCAAGAAGCAGTCGTACTTCGACCGAATGAACGGGACCACCGGGCTCACGGTCACCGAGCTCGAGAACATCGCGGCGGCGCTCGGCGTCGATCCGTGCGCGCTGCTGCGCGACCCGGACGAGCTCGTGCGCCAGTGGGTCGCCAGGGACTCGAACCCTGAACCTGCGGATGTCGCCGCGATCGTGGCGGCGGCGTGACGCCAGTCACACTCTTACAGGACGATGCGTCTGACGCCGACAACGAATGGGTGGACGACGACGCGGGGGTCGTCGGTGCGCACCTCGCATACCTCCGGCACCTGAACCGTCGGCCCGGGACGATCTACCAACGGCGCAGGCACCTCGAGCGGCTCGCGGCGTTCGACGCCGACCGCCCGCTGCTCGAGCTCGACGGCGAGACACTCCACGCGTTCGTGACGCGCTCCGAGCTCGGACCCGAGGCGCGCGCGTCGGCGGTCTCGCACGTGTGCGGGTTCTTCCGGTGGGCGGTCCTCGCGGGGTTGCTCGAGCGCGACCCGTCCGCGCGGCTGTTGCGCCCACGGCGCCCGCGGCGGCTTCCCCGCCCGATGCCCGACGCGGCGGCAGCGCGTGCGCTCGCCCAGGCGGCCGAACCGGTGCGGGCGTGGCTATACCTCGCGGCGTACGCGGGGCTGCGCGCGTGTGAGATCGCGCAGCTGCGCGGCGAGGACTTCCTGCTCGGCCAAACGCCGGCGATGCTGATCGTGCGCGAGAGCAAAGGCGGCGACTCGAGCTTCGTGCCGATCTCGCAGGTGCTGCGGCCGGTGATTGTGCTGTACGCGATGGTCGACGGCTGGTGCTTCCCCAACGGCCGCGACCCCGCCACACACGTGACCGCCGCGCAGGTGAGCAAGCGAGCCAACCGGTTCCTCCATGAGATCGGGGTCACCGAAACGCTGCACTCGCTCCGGCACTTGTTCGGGACGCGCACGTACGCCGCGTCGGGTCGGGACCTGCGCGTCACGCAGGAGCTGATGCGCCACAAGACGCCGGTGAGCACCGCGATCTACACGTTCGTCGACCCGGGCCGTGCGGCGTCGGTGCTCGACAATCTGCCGGGCCCCGGCGAGGGGTCGGTTTCCGGCGGAAACTGAGCCCGGGCAGGGCACAGAATTCTACGATTCACGGCTTTGCGCTCGCGCGCGCGCCGTCGTAGCGTCACCGTCACCGAGTGGGAGGTTGCGGAGCCCCAATGGCAGAAGCCACGTTCGACGAGGCGACGCGGGCGGCTCTTCGCCGGCGCGCGGGCAGCGTCGAGAACGCCGGGCGGTTCGCCGCCTTCATCGGTGTGCTGATCGTTCTCGTTGCGATCGTGCTCGCGATCGTCACCCTCACCGAGATGAACGACGACCCGGGGTTCTTCGACGAAGGGCCTGAGTACACGACCGTCGACAAGGTGATCGCGGTGTCCACGGTCGGGCTCGGCGTCGGCGCATCCGGTGTGCTGCTCGTCGCCGTCGGCGTCGGCCTGCTCGGCCTCGCCGACTATCTCGCCGCGCGCGCAGGCGGGACCGCTGCCGAGCAGGCACAGTCGACGGCCGCCCAGGGCGACACGCCGTACTGACGCGAAGAAGCCCCGCGGCCCGGAAGGCCGCGGGGCTTCTTTTTCGGGTGGCGTGTGTGGCGCGCGTCAGGTCATCGTCGCGCCGAAGAGCTCGCGGAAGCGGGCGGCGCTGCGGGCGAGCTCTTCGCGATCTTCGAACGTGTCGTAGTCGGTGAGCCGGTGGTCCATGTCGGCGTTCTCGACGTTGTGGACGAGGACCCATCGGCAGTCGCCGGCGTCGACGAGCCGCCGGACCGTGTCCCAGAAGTCGGGGCAGTCTCCGCCGCCGGCGCTCGTCCGACGTTCGTTGCCGACCTCGTCGATGCCGTACGGCTTGGCGACGTCGTTGACGAGGTCGAGGAACCAGCGCAGGCCGCGCCCGTCACGGTTGCGGCCCTGGTCCCAGAACTGGGTTTGGCGGCGTGCGCAGTCGCGTTCGAGGTCGTCGAGGTCGTATAGGTCGAGCGTGACGGCATCGACATGGTCGGCGCCGGGGTAGGCGATCGGGCCGTTGCCGCCGAAGAACAGGTTCCAGACGATCTGGAAGTCCTGGCCGGGGACCGTGCGGAGCACGTCGACGACGTGTCGTTGGCAAGCGATGTACTGGTCGGCGCCGATCCGGGCCGTGCCCCACCGGAAGAAGTTGGTGTTGTGCTCGTGGCCGATCGCGACCGCCGCGTCGGCGTTGCCGTTGCCGACGAGCCGCTGCCCGACCGTGCGGAGCGCCGGGTCGTAGTCGCCGCGTAGGAGCCCGTCGACGGTCATGTCGTCGGTCAGCAGCGGGAACAGCACGCACACCTTGCGGTCCCGGGTCGGGGAGCCGAGCCAGAACATGTTGTCGCGCATCGCGCGGATCGAGTCGCGATGCAGGTGGAGCCGCAGGATCCCGGCACGGTCGTAGCCGGCCCACCGCGCGAATCGGTCTTCGCGACCGGCGGTGTTGTTGTCATGGTCGTAGCAGCCGACCAGCAACGGCAACGGCGACGGCTGCGGAGGGTCCGGGTGCGGTTCGGGCCCGGGCCCGGGCCCGGTCGTATCGAGCGCAGCGACGATTTCTGCGTACACGGCGAGGAGCTCACGGTCGAGGGTCTCGACCGCGGCGCGCGCGTCGGCGAGGAGCCGGTCGCGTGCGGCCTTGAACGCGAGGGTGGCGGCGAGACCACGGTCGAGCGCAGCGCGGGCACGGGCGGCGTCGGTCATGTGGGGCCTCCTGAGATGAACGCGTGGGGATGATTTCGAGCGGGCTACGACAATGTCGCCGAGCTCGTGAGGCCGTCGCAGTCGAGCCCGTGCCGGCACCGGAAACAGTGCAGCCGGGCCCGCTCTTCGAGCGAGGTGTCGTACTTCGGCTCGAGCCCGCGCGCCATGCGCTGCAGGTCGGCGTAGAGCGACCGGATGTCGGCGACCTCGCCGGCGCTCGGCTCGTAGTCGTGAAGCCCGTTGAGCTTCCAGAAGGCGAACAGGAACGGCCGGCCGCACACGCCGCAGATCGCTCGATCGGCGAGCCCACGGCTCATGTAGAACGGGGCGACGACGTGCCCGCAGCCCTTGTCGCCGAACAGGCCCGGGCCGCAGACGCCGATCGGGCGGCACCACTTGATCGGGTCGGTGCGCGGGCGCAGGTTCAGCAGGTACTCCGTGAAGCGATCGCGCCGCTCGGGCGGCCGGCGCCGGCGGCGCAGCCACTTCAGGATCATGGCGTTGCTCCTTCGGTCCGCCAGAGGTTCCACGTGGCGACGAACGTCGAGCCCGGACGCGCTGTCGGCGTGAGCGTGAGCGTCGTGCCGGCGAGCTGCACGCGCACGACCGATGTCGCCGGCGTGCGCGCGCGGCGGAACTCGAGGCCGTCGAACGTCGGGTCGATGACGTCGAGCAGGTCGGGCTTGTCGCCGCCGGTGGCGAGCAGGATGCCGGCGTCGGTGTAGCCGCGCATGACGAGCCCGCGCAGCGTCGTCGGGTGCGATGTTGCGAGGCGGTGCACGGTGGTCTCGACGGCGGCGGCGCCGCCCTCGATGCTGATGCGCTCGAAGCGGAGGCCGGGCGCCCCGTCGCTGACGGCGTGGAGCAGGATGCCGGCGCGGGCGTTGGCGTACAGGTGCCCGCCCTCGTAGAGGTAGTGGTTCTTGTACGCGCCGTGCTCGATCCCGAGCTCGTTGTGGTAGCCGTCGAAGTCGGTGATCACGTGCGCGCGCGGGCTGTTCTGCCAGACGAAGATCCCGGCGTGGCCGTTGTTGTGCGCCAGGTTGCGCTCGAAGCGCCAGACGGACTCGTTGGCTTCGGGCCAGTGGAAGCCCGAGCTCTCCTGCTTGTCGTCGACGCCGACCGCGACCGAGTCGACGATGCGGTTGCCGGTGCCCTTGCCGACGTCGAAGCCGGCGAGCCGGTTGTTCGCCGAGCCCGAGCGGACACGCGCGGCGATCACGTGGTCGAACGTCGTGTCGAACGTCGGGTCGGCGGGCTGGCGATGGTCGCGCCAGTTGTCGATGTTGCACGGCGGCGGGCAGCGCTCGCCGTCCCACCAGTAGGCGGTGTGCTGGGTGTTCCACGAGATCGTGTCGTGGAACGTGATCCCGTTGCTCAGGTGCGGGACGTAGGCGTGGTTGCCGGCGTCGCGCACGACCGTGCCCTCGACGACCGAGCCGCGGCTGCCGTCGCCGCTGGCGTGGAAGTGCAGGGCGTAGCGGCCGGTGTGGTCCATCGGCGGGAGCCACTTCGGCTCCGGGCCGACCGGCCGGGCGGTCGAGAACCGTGACGGGCGCGGGCCCAGGTAGCGCAGCGACGCGTGCCGGATGGTCTGCGGCGCGCTCGAGCGGATGAACACGTGGGCGCGGCCGGCCGCGGTGCCTTCGATGCGGACGTTGCGGGTCAGGTTGAGGACCTCGGCGGTCCAGCGGCCGGCGACGTGCGGATGGTCGGTGACGAGCGGCCGGTCGAGTGTCACGGTCGCGCCCGAGATCGCCGCGATGCGCACGCCTTCGAACTGCGAGAAGGTGCCGGGCTTGGTCGGGACGACGACGAGCTCGTCGCCGACACGCCAGCCGACCGGCGTCGCGGCGAGCGTGATCGATGTCGCGCCGGCGTTGAGCCCGTCGGCGAGGTTGGTCCAGCCGGTGCGTGCCGTGCCGGCGATGTCGAGCTGCCCGGCGCCCATGACCCACAGCCCGACGTCGCTGTCGATCGGGTCCATCCCGCCGCCGACCACGGCCTCTTCGTCGATGGCGATGAACCGGATCGTGTGCACGACGTCGGGCCGTGCGGGCTTCGCCTCGAGCACACCGTGCACGATGAGGTTCCCGGTGAGCGTCAGCGTGGTGGAGCGTTCCGGGTCGAGCACGAGGACGTCGCACGCGTCGACGGTGACGCTCTCGCGCGTCACCGTGCCGCGCAGCACGTCTCGCGTGCAGTCGCCGTCCTTCGTCGGGAGCTCCGAGCCGGTGACGAGCTGCGCGGCGGCGAAGGTGACGAGCGCGGCTGCGGCGATCGCCCGGCGCGGGTGCTGGCGCACGACCTGGGCGGCGCGTTTGATCGGCCGTCGTTGCGGTCGGGCGCGCGCGAACGGTCGACGCATGAGGACCCTCCACAGGATCAGGGGATGCCCGCCCCGGGACTGATGCGCGCGCGATCGCGTCGGTCAGGTGGCGCGCGAGCGTTTCTTCGCGGGTGCCTTGACCGGCCGCTTGGCGGGTCGCTTCGGTGAGCTCGGGCTGGCGGCCGCGTCGGCTTGGCGGACGAGCGCGAGCGCGGCGTCGTTCGCCTGGGTGAGGAGCTGGCGACGTTCGACGAGCGCGGCGTCGACGACGCGGATCGCCTGTTTCATCGCGTCGGCCTGGCCGAGCGGGACCTGCACGGTCGTCAGCGCCTGCACGCAGGCGGTCCAGGCGAGCGCGACCGGGTCCTGTTGGGGTTGCTGGTCCTTGTCGGCGGCGCTCATGGCGTTCCTTTCGGGAATCAGGGCTCTTCGACCAGCGACGCGGCGGCCGGCATGTACTGCGCGGCGTAGGACCGCATCCGGTCGACCTCGGCGGCGGTCCACTCGGACGTTTTGGTGCCGCCGAAGGCGAAGTAGAACTTGTGGACCCAGCCGAGGAAGAACTCGCGGAACGTGTGCGCGTTGAGCGTCCCGGTCACCCGCTCGGTCTGGAGCGCACCGCTGCTGTCTTTCCAGTTGGCCTCGAACCATGACGACCCGGCCACGCTCGAGGTGTGCCACACGAGCAGCACGGTCTCGTCGACGCTGGCATCGTGGGTGAGCGTGAGCCGGTTCGACGCGGAGCCGTTCGCCCAGTTCGCCGCTTCCCAGTCCAGCGCGGCGGTGAAGAACCGGCCGGCGTGGATGGTCGTGCTTGCCGTCTGCCCCGGGCCGCCGAGCGTCGAGTCCCACAGCCCGGCGTCGGCATGCTGCCCGACCGCCGTCACCGGCCGGCCGAGCATCACGCAGGACCATGGCGCCGGATAGCCACCCGTGGCGTTGAAGTAGGTGGTGTCGTCGGTGTAGTCGACGGGCGTCAGGATCGCGTACAGGTCGTTGGTCTCGCCGACTTCCTTGAGCTTGTCGAACCGGACGGCCGGGTGGCCGTTGAACCGGTCGGACGATGCGATGTGCAGCGGGCCCGGGCAGGGCTGCACGCCCGTGTAGGTCGCAGCGTGCACACCACCCCACTGCGTGTCGTCGTACAGGTGCTTCGTCCCGATCCGGTCGGGGATGAACGTGACTCGCGTCGCGCCGGTGATCCCGTACTCGGACTGCTGCGCTGCAGTCGCGGTGCCGAGCGTCGCGTCGCGCACGCTCCACGCGTGCGTGAACGCTGCGAGGTCATGCCACTCGGGGATCCCGAGCCTGACGCCCGCGGCGGCGAGCCCCGCCCCGAACACTCTCATGTGTTGTCGACGAAGCCGAGCTCGATCCAGTTGCCGTTCGTCGCGTCCCACATCAGATGCAGCGTGTCGTGCTGGCCGACCGACCGGGATGCGGCCCCGAGCCGCAGGTTCGAGCCGGCGAGCGCGCCTTCCCGCTGGAACACGACCGCGTTGGCGGACGAGTTGTAGATGATGAGGAGCTGGCCGCTCACCCCGTCGACGATCGTCGGTGTCGACGTGAGCGTGACGGTCCCGCCCGACGTGTTGTTGAGGCGGATCACCGTCGCTGCGTGTGTCGCCGCGACGTCGATCGAGTCGCTGGCTGCGGTGATTGTCTTGACCAGCGCGGTGAACGCGGTGGCGCCCGCGTTGCGGAGCCCGATGTTGGTGGTCGCGTAGTCGAGCTTCTCGATGTCGACGCCGTACTGGTTCGTCATCGAGTCGGTCCCGGCACCCGACGACGACCAATCGTGGACCATCACCGCATGGCGGTCCGTGATCGCGACGGTGCCGGTCGTGTTCACGGTCGAGCCGGCGATCCGCAGCCCATAGACGTTGGTGACGTTCAGGGTGCCGGCGTTGATCGCATCGAACACCGGAGCCGTGTAGAACCCCTTGTGCTCGGTGAGCGCGATGGTCTGCCCGTCGGCCTGGATCGCAATCCCGTCGTTGAAGGTGGTGAAGGCCGCCAACGACGTGATCGCACCGCTGTTCTTGAGGGTGGCGGCAGCGTTGAACAAGAAGCTGCCGAACACGAACGCCTGCTGCGAGAACACGACCGTCGGCGTGAACGCCAGCGCCGAGAAGAACGGAGACGCGTAGTTGAGCGTGATCGTGCCGGACGGCGCGATGTCGAGGAAGTCGAACTGTGCTGTCGCCGTGAAGTCGGTGTCGGCGAAGATCACCTGTGCGTTGTCGAGGCTGATGTCGCCCTTCGTCGCGTGCGACGTCGAGCGGATGATGAGGTCGTCGCCCGAGCCGGTGCCGCCGACGAGTGTCTGGCCGCCGGCCCGGCCCGCGAGGAGCGCGAGCTGCGCGAGGTTCGACTGTGCCGCGGCCTTCAAGATCCCGTCTTCGAGGACGAGGATCGTGTCGTCCGCGTCGAGGTCGCCAGTCACCGCGGGCGTGGCGCCGATGTCGGCGACGTCACCGAGCTCCTGTAATGCCGCTTCGACTGTCGTGCCGGTGAAGAACCCGCCGGCGTCGACGATCGTGACTGACGTCGCGGCGATGTTCCCCCCGCCCGCCGCGTTCGCGTGGTCGTGTGCCGCGTTGACGAACGATGCGATCGTCGGGGTGGTCAGCGTCTTGTTCGTCAGGGTCTGCGTCGCGGCGATCGCGACGAGCGTGTCGGTGGCGGCGGGGAGCGTGAGCGTGAAGTCGGTCGCGAGGGCAGCGTCGACCGTGAGGCGGACCCGGTTCGTACCGTTGTCGGTGTCTTCGTAGAAGTCGAGCGATGCGGGGCCGGTCGTGCTTGCGCGTGCCCACTTCGACGCCAGGTCGTCGAGATCGGCGTCCCACGCCTGGACGTTCGTACCGATCGCCACCCCGAGGTTCGTGCGGGCGGTCGACGCGTTCGCGAGATCGGACAGGTTGTTGGTGGCGAGGAGCTCGCCCGCGACGACCATCTTCGTGAACGTGATGGCGGTCGTGCCGAGCGTCCCGCCCGTGTTCGACGTGCACAGCCAGAGCGTGTCGGCGTTCGTCGTGCCTTCCGCGACCGCGACCAGCGAGCCGGGATGTTCGTCCCACGTGTCGAACTCGGAATGGCGGGCGGGGCTCGCCCCGACCTCATAGACGCCGTTCTCCGCCGCCGCCGACTGGTCCTTGACGAGCACCAGGTCGCCGGTCGCGAGCGTGACCCCGTCGAGGGTGTCGCCGTTGTTGAGCGCGGTCGCGATCGTGATGGTGCCGGTCGTCGCGGCCCGCACCCGGGCACGCTTGCCGACGTTCGCGGCCGCGGCGTTGATCAGCGAGTCGACCTGCGCGGTCGAGTACACGCCGAGCGTCCCGCGCGCGGTGCTCGCGTCCGTGTCGTCGAGCAACGTCCGGGCGAACGCGGACAGGTCGGCGAGCGTCGCCGTGCCGGAGCCGGTGAAGTACGGGACCTTGTCGGCCGCCGAGACGAGCCCGGCGAGCGCCGCAAGCTCGGCGTCGAACGCCTGCACGTCGGTCCCGATGACGAGCCCGAGCGTCGCGCGCGCGGCCGTGCTGGTGCTGTCGTCGAGCAATGTGCGGGCGAAGCCCGTCAGGTCGGTTGTCGCGAACGTGTCGGAGCCGGTCGCGTAGATCAGCTTGTCGGCCGCGGTCGTCACCGCGGCGAGGGCGGTCAGGGTGGCGTCGAGCGGCTGGACGTTCGCGGTGCGGGCGATCGCCGAGCTGATCGCGACGTTCGCCTCGGTCGCGGCGGCGGTGACGTCGAAGTCGGCGCCGAGGAAGTCGAGCACGGTCGCGCCGGTGACGACCGCGACGTCGTTCTCTTCGACGTTGAGCGACCCGCCGCCACTGCCAGTCGACGCGATCGTGATCGTGTCGCCGGCGTCGTTGACGGTGATCGTGACGTTCGACCCGGCGACGAGCGCCGTCCCGATCGTGTCGCGGATGAACTCGGCGAGCGCCGCGTCGAGCACCACCGGCAGCGCGTCCGGAGCAGCGGTCAGGATCGCACCGACGTCGTACGGCCCGCCCGACGCAGGCACGCTGATGTGAAACGACGTCTTCCAGTTCTGCCGCTCGTAGGTGACCTTGTAGACCGTGCCCGCGGGCGAGATCGACGCGTTGCCGACGACGTTCGTCATCGACCAGGTGCCATCCGCGCCGGTGTTGGTCGAGCGGGGCGAGAAGATCTGCTGCGACCCGACGTAGCCAGGCGCGTTCGCGTCGTCGTCCGCGGCGACGAGCTGGACCGTGACCTTCGCGCCCTCGACCGCGACGCCGGCCGGGTCGACGACGGTGCCCTGGATGGTCGGCAACGTCAGCCCCTCAGCGGGCGCGAGTGACGGGCCCGTCGACGACCGCGCGCGCGCCGAGCACCGCAACCGCGGCGACGACACCCCACAGCCATCGCGGGCCGGGCAGGTCGGGCACGAGCACGACACCCTCGATCACGCCGGCCGCGACGACCGGGTTGTTCCAGATGCCGCGCAGGATCTTGTTCATCGTCCGAACCTCCGGAGTACGGCGAGCAGGAACGCGAGCGCCCAGTCGGGCAGTCGCCATAGGAGCCCCATCGGGGGGGTCCTCAACCGCCGGGGTTGCCGCCGAGGCGCATGACCTCAAGCGCGAGCGCGTACGTGCGGGAGCGGAGCCGGTCGATCTCCTCTTGGCATTGCGCACGCTGACGGTCGAGTGTCGCCTGCAGCAGCTCCTCACGCTGACGGGACACGGCGAGCTGCTCGGACAGCGCCTCGTTCTCCTCCCGCAACGTGCGGCCCGCCCGCCGGTACAACGCGAACGCGCCATAGACCACCGCGAGGCCGGCCGGGAGCTGCACGACGTCGACCGCGTTGTCGGTCCACGCCGCAGCCAGGGTCATGACCCCGGCGCTCAGCGCGGCGATCGGCCGAGCGATCCCGGCCACCACCGCGTCGATCTGCAGCTGGTTCACGGGCCGGCACCCGTGGTATCGCAGTCGATGGTCGCGAGCCCGTCGGCGACGATCTCGACGACCTCAGGATCGGTGACGAGCCGCCGGACAAGACCAACGATCGCCGCCCGGTCGTCCTTGCGTCCCTCACACACCCGCACCGCGAGCTCGCCGATCTGCTGGGTGAGCTCGGCGACGTCCTCGATCCGGTCGCGGTTGTGGACCCGTTCCCGGTAGAGCGCGGCCTGGCCGCTACCGACCGCGACGGCCAGGCCGACGAGCACGACGATCAGGGGTGCACGGCCCCGGCCGGCCATCGGTCAGCCGCCGATCGGGACGTGGAAACTGCCGGCGTCGTCGGCGACGCCGATCATCCGCCGGTTCGCGACATCGGCTTGCCAGTCGACGATCGGGGCGGCGAGCCGCCCGAACTTCAGGACCGACACGCCGAACGCGTCGGCGTGCTGCGCGTTCGCATCGTTGATGCGAGCGCCGAGCACGACCACCTCGGTGGTGCCGTCGTCGTTGAGCTGAGCGAAGATGATCGGGTGCCGCCCGTTCGGCAGCTGGGGCACGAACGGGATCGCCGCCCGGGCGGTGTACTTCGCCATCGAACGCACCTCCTGATGCGAGGCTCGGATGATCTGCTCGACCAGGCGCTGGTCGCGGGCGCCGTCCCAGTTCCGCTCGATGTGCGTCGTCGGGCCGCCGGCGCCAGCGCCGATGCGGGCGAGGTACCAGCCTTTACCGGTCTGCCAGCGCAGCGACCGTTCGTAGTCGTGGAACGCCTGCACGTTCAGCGGGTCGGCGTGCGCGATGAGGAACGCGTACAGCTCGTCGAGCTGCGCGCGCGACGGCGCACGCCAGTCGAACGCCCGGCCCTCAGCGTGCAGCGACAGCGACGTGCCGCCGCGGACCGCACGGTTGGCGAAGATGCCGAGGTCCTGGCCGCCCCACCGGCCGAGCACATAGTCGCGGAGGCGGAGGAGCCCGGGCTGCGGGCCGGTCGCGGCGCGCGCGGCCGGATCGAAACGCACCGTCATCGAGCACCTCCTCGGGGACAGCGTGCGGAGCAGCTTTCCGGCGGAAAGCCGCTCGCTCGCCTACTCCTTGAGCCAGACGGCCCAGAACTCGGGGGAGTAGTTGCTGTATTGCTGCACGTTCTGTGCGGAGCCCTGGTTCTGGAAGCCGCGCACCTCGACGTATGAGGCTGCCGCGAGCGTGATCAGCGACGCGATCGTGTGGTACTGCTCAGCGCCCGACCCCACGTCCACGACCTGCCCGGCGAAGCCCCAATACGTCGCGCCGTCGACACGCAACCGCACGTCGCGACGGCCCGCCGACGTGACGTTCGATTGCCACGCAAGTTGCGCCCCGACGAGATACTTGCCGCCCTGCGATGCCGGGACCGTGATCCGCGAGTTGTTCGTCACCGGGTCGTGCATCGGCCCGACGTCGAACCGTTCCGTGTCGAACGCCAACGACGTCTCGGTCGCGTTCGCGATCGACTGCGTCGTCGAATGCGTGACACGGCACATCGGCCCGCCGCCCGTCGACGATCCCGTCATGTGACGGCCGTTGTCGCGCTGGTAGGTGTTCATGTCGGCGGCGGTGAGGATGTCGCCTGATGCGTACGTCTTCCACGCCGTGAGAGTCACGCCTACCCCTCCTCGAGCGCGGGCTGGTCGGCCGTCGCTGGGAGCCCGAGCGTTTCGCGGACGAGCGCGAGTGCCGGTTGCGCGCCGGGCCATGGCAGGCCGGGCAGGTCCGGGTCGGCGCCGATGCTCAGGTTCTCCAGTTGGAGCTGCTCGAGCGGCTCGTGCGGGTACCAGGACCGCTGTTCCTGCGCGGGCCGGCGGACGAGCAGCTCCTCGATCTGCGCGCGGGTTGTGCTGTCGGGCCAGACGACGGGCCACCAGCCGTCACCGGCGTTGAAGCATTCGATGCAGAACGCCCGCTCGTCGCCGGCGGCGCAGACCTGCGCGGCGTTGCAGATCGGGCAGTCCCACAACCAGCGGCCATGGTTGACGTACGCGGCGACGGTGCGTTCGAGCGACATGCCGGTCGGGAAGAGCGGGACGTCGCGGTACTCGCGGCCTGAGCGTTCGCTTGCCATCGCGAGGTACGCGCGGATGAACCCGACGCCACGGTCGACCGCTTCGGCGCGCCAGGCCCGGTAGGTCCATTCGGCGGGCGGCACTTCGGGTTCACCGAACGGCGAGCGCGGGTCGGTCTCGATCGTGTGGATCCGCACCATCAGAAGGCGAGCCTCCCGGTGTTGAGCTTCCCGCGGGTGGCGTGGTTGAGCTCGAGGTAGTCGCTGAAGGCGGTGAACCCGAACCGCTCCGCCGATGACAGCCCGAAGGTGACCTCCCAGTAGTTCGGGAGTGTCTTGATCGGGATGCGGTGTTCGATCCGGTCGATGAAGCACTCGTGCGAGATCTGGCTGCCGCCGCCCGGCGGCGTGAACTTCACGGTGACCCGGTCGCGCAGCTCGCGCTGGAGCGCCTGATCGCCGAGCGCGCTGCTCTCGGTGGCCTCGAAGGTGAACGACGCCGGCGCCGCGAGCGGGTCCTTGTACTGCTTGACGAGCCATTCGGCGCGCGCGTACGCGTCCGGGTCGGTGAGCATCAGCAGGTTCGGCAGCTGCAACGTCTTGCGGCCGTACGCCGAGATCGACGTCGCGTCGCTCACTTCTTGCGTCGCGCCGCCGTCGCGGTTGACGCGCACGAGGTTGCGGATCTCAGCCGCGTACTTCGTCTTGATCCCCCAGTAGTTGAGGGTCGCGCCGGCGTCATCCCAGGTTGCCTGCGAGGAGCTCATCCGTGATTCGGTCAGGACTGCGTGGCGTTCCTCGAGCTGCAGCACGCCGTCTTTGTCGACGTAGACGAACCCGCCCTCCGATTCGGCGATCCGATACAGGTAGTCGAGCGCGTTCGCGCCGTAGGTCGTGCCTTGCAGGATCGTGTCGCCGGCGTCGAGGCTGCGCAGCCCAGCGGGGATGCCGCTGACCTCGTCGAGGACGCGGCCGGCGCGGGTGCCGGGCAGGTCGCCCGAGTTGGCCTGGTCCGCGAGCTCCGCAAGGTCGACCATCGCGACCCGGCCGAGAAGGTCGATGCACGAGATGGTCGCCGTCGCTTTCTTACCTTGATCGTCGTACGACCATTGCCAGCCGTCGTCGTCGACGTAGCCGCGCCAGATCGTGCGGACGCTCGCGCCGGAGTCGGTCGCGCGGATGCGGACCTGTTTGCCGGGGACGAGGTCACCGGCGTACGGGCCGGATCCGTTGAACGGGTCGTAGTCGCGGGCCGGGTCGTCGAGCTGGATGGTCGCGTGCGACGCCGGGAACCGTTGCAGCTCCGAGTTGCGGCCCCGCGTGACGTGGACGTCCTCGACGTCTGCGTTCAAGGTGACCCACGTCGGCGATTCGACCGACGGCGCATCGTTCGGCGCCCACTGCACCGTCAGTGAGTCCCACGCGCCCATCAGATCCCCGGCGGCAAAATCGAGACGCCGGTGTCGCGCTCGACGCGGCGGAGCAGCGCCACGAGGTTCTGCGAGTCGATCAGCCCTTGAATGTTGAACACGATCGCCGGCGTCGCTCCGCCGCTCATCGTCGCGCCGGCGCGCGCGGTCCCAGCCGACGGGCTGCCGCGCGTGATCGCGTCGACGGTGTCGGCATCGAGCACGTACTCGCCGCCGTGTGCCAGGACGGGGACCGGTTCGCCACGGGTGCCGGGGACGGGCCCGCCCGACTGGCGGACCGGCATCCGCTGCGGTCGTTCGCCAGGCCGCACCTCGGAGACGATGAGATCGGTCGTGACACGTGCAGGGATCGCCGACAGCCGCCGGATGTACTCGTCGATGATCGGGCCGAGCTCCGGATAGAGCTGCTTCTGACGTTCGAGCTCCGCCTTGATCGACTCTTGCTTCGCTCGCTCGATCTCGAGCGGCGAGATCCGGGCGCCGCGCTGCTGCGCGTCGATGAGCTGCGCCTCGGTGTTCTTCCCGGCCGCCTCCGCGGTCTGCAGCACCGACTCTCGCAGCCTGCGGGTCGCGTCGTCGAGCTCCTCGTTCGCGTCCGCGTTCTGGAACCCGGAATCACGCGCCTTGTCGAGCGCCTCCTGGTAGCTGCGGACGTCGTCTTCGAGCCGGTCGACCGCGTCTTCGTAGGAGATCGCCGAGCCGAGCGCGGTGAGGGTCGCGTCGTGCTGCTCGCGCAACGCGCGGGTCGCGTCCTCGAGCGACCGTTGGTAGTCGACGACCTTCTCGGTTGTCTCTTCGGTCTGCGTGCCGAGCTCGTCGACCGCGGCGGTGGCGTCGAGCTCGGTGTCGCGCAGCTCCTCAGTCGCAGTGTTGGTGTTCTCGATGTCGCTCTTGGCGTCGGTGTAGGCGGAGCGTTGCTCCCGGAGCTGCTGTTCGAGGCGGCGGGCACCCGTCCAGGCGTCGCCGTAGGTCTGGTTCGACGCGTACAGGTCGTCGATGTGGGCCCGCAGCGGGCCATGTACCCGGTCGTATTCGGCCTGGCTGCCGGTGATCGCCCGGTTGAGGTCCTCGACGGAGAACCCGAGCTGATCGGCGGCGAGGCGTGCGTCGTCGTGCTTGCCGATCCATTCGGCGAGCTGGTTCGCGGACGCTTCGCCGAGCGTCACGCCGAGCGTGCGGACAGCGTCGGTGAGGTTGTCGACCCGCTGCTCGGCTGCTTGCGCGTCGGCCTGCAGCAGCGTGATCGCGATCCCGAGCCCGGCGGCGGCCGCGCCGGCGCCGATCGCAGCTTTGCCCCACCGGTTGAGGCCGCCTTCCGCGTTGAGGAACCGTTCGCGGAGCTTGATCGTCTGGCCGGCGAGGAACGACAGTGCGCCGGCGGCGCCGACCGCGGCGGTCGCGAACGTGGCGAACGTCCCGATGCTGCGCTGGGTCGACGGGGACAGCTCCGTAAACGCGCCCGAGAGCGACCGGACTGGGCCGAGCGCGCTGGAGACGGCGCCGATGACGCCGACACCGAGGCCTTCGGCGACGTCGCCGAGCTGGTTCTTGAGGATCGTGAGCTGGCCGGAGAACGTCTGGCCTTCTTGCTCGGCGAACCCGCCGACCTGGTTCCGCAACGCCTGCGTGACCGCCGCGTACCGGTCGGTCTTGAACAGGTTCTCGTCGATGCTGACGCCATTGCGTTTCAGCGCACCGACCTGCCCGTCGAGCGCCTTGCCGACCTGGGTGGCGGCGGTGACGAGGTCAGTGTCGAACTTGCGGGCGTAGTCGACGACGAGCGGGGTGATCCCGAGGATTTCTTGCTTCGTCAGGTTGAACGTGCCGAGCATCGCCTGCGCGGCGATGACCTCGTCGTCGGTCGCGACGGTGAGCCGTTGCAGCTCGGCCGCCTGGTCTTTGAACGCGCCGGTGGTCTCGCCGGCGAGCTTCGGCATGTTCTGGAGCGTGTTCTCGAGCTTCAGCTCGGCACGTTCGGCCGCCTCGGCTTCTCGGCCGAACGAGAACAGCGCGGCGCCAGCGACCGCGGCGAACCCGACCGCGGCGGCGCCGCCGGTCGTCAGGCCGCGCGCCCACTTGTCGGTGGAGCTCTGCGCCTTGCCGAGTTCGCGTTCGGACGCGTCGCCGAGCTTCTTGACCTCGCGGATCGCGCCCTGCGCGTCGAGGTCGATGAGCAGCGCGAGCCGCTCGGCGAACGACGAGAATGCCATGCGGGCCTCAGCTCGGGAGCGCTACCGCAGCATCGTCGAGACTTTCCGGCGGAAAGCCGGGCCCGGGCGCGGCGACCCGTTCGACGACGATGCAATCGAGGACCTGATCGCGCGGCATGCCCTCGACGATCTCGAGCGCCTGGTCGATGGTGACCGTGCCCGCCGGCGCCCAACGCAAGAACGCGAGGGTGACGAACGCGTTCCGGCAGATCGGGCAGTGCACCGGTGACAGGTCCCGCTCGTCGTGCGGGAACCCGGCCGCGTTCGCACGCCGATAGAGCAACTCCCACTCGCCGGCGGTGAGGTCCTCCTCCCGCAGCGACACCTTCCCGTCGATCGCGACCGCCCAGCGCGTCAGCGTTCGGGGCGTCAGGGTGGGCTCGTCGGTCATCGCATCGCCTCCGTGAACCCGCGCCGGTGGGCGCGCTGCAGGGTTGGGCCGACCTTCGGCTGCGCGTTCTTCACGCCCCGCTCGAAGGGGTGCTTGCCGCGCGTACCGGGATGCCGGACCGGGCCCGAGACGATGTCGTCGCCGATCCGGAGCCGGCCGCCGGCACGCCGTGCTTGGATCTCGTGCGCTTTCGTGTCCCGCTCGATCAGATGGAGCGGGCCGGTCGCGCCGACGAGCGCGGTGGATCGGCCGCCAGCCTTGCGGACGTTGTAGCGGGCGCCGACCTTCGCGCCCTTGGCACGCCGACCGACCCGTGACAACCGCGAGTCGCCACCGGACGCCTGCTCGATCTGGGTGCGGATCTCGGTCGTGACGACCTGCGCGACGTCACCGACTGCCTGCTCGGCGCCGCGTTCGATCGCGCGTGGCATCTTGCGCAGCCGGCCGACGAACTCGGGCACCGACCGCGACGTCGCCATCCGGGGTTAGGCCGGGGCGTTACGGCGCGCTGTCTGCGTTTGTGAGTGCAGCGGTGATCGCCGAGGCGTCGGCGGTCGCGTGCAGCACCGTGAACGGCAGCGGCAGGTCGTTGACGTTGCGGCCGTCGACGGTCGGGGTCTCGCCGTCGAACTCGACGTTCAGCGTGATCACGAGCTGCGCGGACGCGCCGGCGTTGAAGGTGAGCACGACCGCGGCTTCGGTGCCGTTGACGAACCGGTTGTAGTCGGTGAGGCCGTTCCAGTCGCACACGAGCGACCCGGAGTAGTTGCGGACGTTGACCTCTTTCGGCTCCTTCGACCGTGACGGTGTCGTCGCCGAGATCCGATGCCGGTTCAGGTCGAGGCCGTTGTCGGCCGCGAGTCGGAACTCGCGGATGTCGGTGGCGGCGGCGGCGAGCGTGAGGCTCCCGTGGGTGAACACGAACGGCGACCAGCCGGTCGGGTAGGTGACGCTCACGAGCGACTGGCCGGTGTCCTCGTGCACGCCGTACACCGAGCACTTCAGCATCGCGAGCGCGTTCAGCGCCGCAGAGAGCTCCCAGGTCGGGATCTTGCAGCCGAGGTAGTCGAACGGTCGGGTCGTGCCGCCGAGGTCGGTGCGGCCGACCTGGATGGTCAGGCTCTTGCCGTCGAGGACCCCGGGCGTGAACGTGTGCGTGTAGGGGTTGGTGCCGGTCGTGTTGACCGCGCCGAACAGGTGCTTGAGCAGGAGCCCGATGCCTTGGGGGGCGAGCTCGACCTCGAAGTCGCCGACGACTCGCTGCGCGCCGGGATGCACACGGTGGCGGGTGCGGCGACCGGACCGGATCGCGTTGGACCAGATCCGGTCGATCTCGAGCTTCAACGACTCGGTCGTGAACTCGAAGAACCGACTCGCGGCGACACGCGTCCCGAACGTGCTCTCCTCGCCGATGCCGAGCTGGGCGTCGAGGTAGGTGCTCATCGATCAGTCCCCTTCCGGGCTGCGGATCTCTTCGCCGGCGGCGAGCTCGACCTGCTGGCCGCCGGAAGCGGAGACGAGCCCGCCGGTCTTGCGTGCGGTGCCGACACGCTCGAAGTCGTGGCGCTCGAGCAGGCCGGCGCGGGCCGGCTCGACGATCACGTCCTCGCCGGCGGCGTCCTGTTCGATGACGGCGACGCGGCCGTGCGCGACGTCGGCCGGGACCTCGACCGGGTCGCCGGGCGGGAACTCGTACTCGTGGCCATCGACTACGACCGTGACGCCGTCGCCGAGCGGCCCGACGTATGTGACCTTCTCGGTCTTGCCCATCGCGGTGCTCCTACGTGAGTCGAGACTTCAGCTCGATGCGGGCGGTGCAGTAGCCGACGTAGCCCTCCGCATGGGCTTCCGGCTCGAAGAACTCGACCTCGCCGTTCTGGATCGCCCACTTCAGACCGTCGAGGTTCTCGAGCGACGGGTCGGTGGCAAGCAGGTTCTCGAGCGCGCCGTACATCTCTTCGACGCGTGTGTCGGCCTGTTCGGCGGTCTGGTCAGGTTTCCCCGCGGTGAAGTGGATCTCCTGCACGAACGTGTCGTCACGGGTCTTGCGGCCCGTCCGCATCGTCGGGATGTTCACCAGCCCGCGCGCGCCGCCGAGGAACACATGCTCCGCCTCGACGTTGCTCACCGGCTCCGCATACGCGACCTGCACGCCGGCCAGCTCCGGCCGCCCGGCGAGCAGATCCACGAGCTTCGCCTTCGCTGCCGTGCGGATGGATGTCGTCGCCATCAGCGGACGCCGCCGTGGAAGAGCGAGTTGCGCTGCGGGTCGAACTGGAGCGGGCGAGCGGCGGCCTGGCCGCCGCGCTTGCCGGAGTAGGACTGGTAAACCGCGTCGACAGACGGGATCCCGACCTTGTCGGGCCCGGCGGTGTCGAGCCGGAACGTCTGGCCCGCCTCGGTCGTGAAGGACGTTGTGCGGTCGTGGATCGCGGAGCTCGCCTGATGCAGGAGGTGCCGCGTGTGCGTCATCGCGGCCCGGACGACGTCCTCCGGCGGGCGGTCCTCACCGTACTCGTACGCGACGATCACGTTCCGCCGGCCCGAAGCCCAGATGTTGCTGGGCCATTCGAGCGTCCCGTCTTCTTGCGGCTCGAGCTCGGCGAGCTGCGTGGACGTGAGCGCGACGTCGTCGACGGACACGGCCCGGATCGAGCGGATCGCAGGGTCGGGCAGCTCGAGTTCTGCGGTGCCGGTGCCGTTGAGCGTGACACGCCGGTAGCGCGGCACCCACGCGAACCCGCAGATCCGTTCGCACCACCACTCGGCGACCGCGCGTTCCCGCTGGATCTCGTCGCTCGACTTCGACGAGAGGCTGGATTCGCGGGCTTTGATCTGCGCGACGGTGAAGTAGAAGCCGCCGACGACGTCGTGCAAGGTCGTCGCGCGCGCCACACCGCCAGACGTCCACACGGCGGCGAGGAGATCGAGCGAGGCGAGCTGCGCGGCGGTCAGCGGGTAGGTCCACACGCCCGGCCGCGATGTGCCGGCGTCGGTCGCCGCCTGTGCGGTGACGAGCGCTGTGCCGTCAGCGCGTGTCACGGTCACGGTCACGGCGGCGAGCGCGTCGTCGGGTTCGCCTTCGGAGTCGAGGAGCGTCACCTCGAGCGACCCGACGGCGCCGCGCAGGAGCCGTTGGTGAGCGATCGGAGCTCGCACGCGGTCAGCCCCAGACGACCATCACGTCGCAGCTGCCGGACACGATCGCGACGAGACCGGTGTCGAACCGTGCGCCAGCGGGCCCGAACTCGAAGTCCTCGCGGCTGTCGAGCTTGATCCGCAGCTTCCGGTTCCCGGCCGCCGCGTCGCCTTCGCTCGCGCAGTCGTGCAGGTCGAGCGTCCCCGCGGCGAGCTCGCTGCCGATCACGACGGCGAGCAGGTCGACCGGCCCGCGCTGCACGAGCCCGTCGTCGGATGTGCCCGTGATGTGGAAGGGCCGGCCGATCCGCGTCATCGGTACTCGTACTCGACTTCGAGCTGCCCGTCGGGCATGGCGAGCCCGGTGCCGTTGATGGTGCGCGCGAGCGCGAGCACCTCTCCCGACGCGAGGTTCAGATCGGCCGCCGTGGCGGACAGGGTGAGCGCCTCGGGCGTGTTGGCCGCCGAGTTCGTGCCCGACGCGTAGGTCTTCGTCTGGGTGACGCCGGTGCTGCCGCCGTTGGCGGTGCCACGGTTGATCGCCTGCAGTGCGAAGTTGTTGGTCGCCGCCCCGGTGACCGCGGCCGCCGGGATCCACCGGACGGCGCGGATCTTCACTGCGCCGGGAGCGCGGAACACGGGCCATTCGTCGGCGGTGCCGGCGGTGGCCTGGCCGGGGACGTACGCCCGCGAGAAGTGCGGGCCGGGGAGGTCTTCGAGCTTGTTGCTCATGGTGTGCCCTTCCTTCGAGGCTCAGAGGTTGGACGGGCGAGCGGTGAGCGGAAGCGCGTGTTGGCGCTCCCGCTCAATCACCCGGGGGAAGAGGGGCTGGATTAGCCCTGACCGCGGTACAGCGGCCGGTAGTCGGTGACGACAGCGCCGTAGCCGTGCCGGATCTTGTAGGTGACCTTGTCGGCAGTGAACACGCTGCCGACCTTGGGGTCGTCCTGGATGAAGAGCTCGGGGTCGGGCCCGAAGACCCAGCCGAGCTCGATGCCCTGGATCCGTGCGGGGTCTCCGACGAGGAACCAGTCGTTCGTGTCGGCGAGGTGCGCGACGACCTCGAGCTGCAGGTCGGTGTGCATGTTCGGGGTTGTGGCGTCCTCGTTCGAGGTGACCGCGACGGCGGAGCGGGTGAGCTTGAAGCCGACGTCGACGAGGTCGGGCGGCACGATGAGGAACTTCGGGGCGTTGGTCGCGCCGAGCTTCTTCGTCGTGCCGTACTTGGTCTGCTTCATCATCGCGACCCGGCCCGAGGTGAGAGTCGCCGCGGCGAGCGCAGCCGACGACGCGGTGTTGCTGTGGGACGCGTGGAACAGCGCGACCGAGTCGTAGATCGCCGCGTTGTTGACGAGGATGTCGAAGATGAACTCGTAGACGGTCTCGGCCCCAGCGTCGGCGAGCTCGCGCGGGATCCGCGCGACTGCGCCGAGGTCGTCGGCCATGATCGTCTCGATCGTCAGGTCCTCGGTGCCTCCACGCTTCGTCGGCACGTACGTCGCTTCCTCGTCGGTCGGCG